TACATGGGGATTGACGAATCCCGTTCACATGGGCTAAACTGTTCGCATGAACAAACATCCCGGCGGCAGGCCCACTAAATATAAACCCGAGTTCGTCCAGGTCGTTGAATCCCTGGCAAAGTTCGGCGCTACCATGACCGACGTCGCGGAGGCGTTCGGCGTTGCGGAGTCGACGGTGTATCTGTGGGCTAACGAGCACCCCAAGTTTTCGGAGGCTTTGCGTTCGGGTCGGGCGATCCGCAACGAGATGGTCGTTAATTCGTTGTATCATCGGGCGATCGGCTACACCCATAAAGATGTGGATATCCGGGTCGTGCAGGGCGAGATCGTCCAGACGCCCATAATCAAGCACTACCCACCAGACACCGGCGCGGGCGAGTTCATCCTGACTAACCAACGCGGCAGCGAGTGGAAGCGCGTGCAGCAGATCGACAACACCAGCTCGGACGGCTCGATGTCGCCGCAGGCCACGAATGTGAACCTAGATCCTGAAACGATCCGGAAGATCGCGAAGGAGCTTGACAGCGAGTGTTAGATTGTGTTAGCCCCGGGACAAATCAACGTCGATAACAGCAGTCGCTAATTTCAGCCATCGTTCGGACAAATCAACGTCGATAACAGCAGTCGCTAATTTCAGCCATCGTTCGGACAAATCAACGTCGATAACAGCAGTCGCTAATTTCACAGGTCGAGAATGTGATTCCTAAATCGGACTTGACGCGGGCCGCCCGGTCTGCCATAGTTCCATCGTAGGCGGGACGAACGTCCCCACTGATACCAAGTGATCGGGTCCAGACCATAGAACGCGCGGCATTGCCGCAGAGATCTAGAGAGCCTACTCCCTGAGTCTGGATTAAATGAGATGACAGAGACACGAACCCGATGCCCGCAACTACGTTCCAGCCGTATCGGCCGTGTAACAAACCGGGTTAGCTACCCGTACCGTGTCGGTCCTGAGTGAAGCACCAGCACAGCCCTACCTAGCGATGGGCGCCGTACAGACGGCACAGGTGCTAGTAGTATTAAACCGAGCGTAAGCGGATCGGCATATAAGAAGCCGCTTAATTTGATAGAGTACATAGAGCGTGGGCTCCCCAGGGCCGCTGACATGGGAGCATCTGGCCCGGCGTTGTTCGCCTGATGAAGCGCAAGCAGAAACGCCCTTAGGGGCGTCGCGTGGAGTCTCCCCAGCCGGGGAATAACTGGAGACCTAGGCGGCCCACGTTTTATGTACTTTAATTTCGGCGCATCGACTAAGTGGCGAAGTCGCCCCGGTCAACTTGCGGGAGATGTGGGTTTGAGCCCCACTGCGCCGACCAGATTAACCCGAGGGCGTACCGATGGACGATGCGGCGCAAGAGTTTGCGATTTTTGAGTGGCCTATCGAATTTGAGGAGCCACGTATCGGAGGCATGAGCCCCCGTATGTTTGATTATCAGTATTCACAGGTTCCAACCCCGCATCCAGCGGATGGTATTGGGGCAATTAAACCGAGCGTAAGCGGATCGGCATATAAGAAGCCGCTTAACATCGGCGTGTCTCCTAACGGTAAGGAATCCGTACACCTGGTACTGAAAGGTGGTTCGACTCCACCCACGCCGACCGATCCAGGGGACTAGCTGGCATCCTTACTGCCGTGAAACTACCTTCCCAGTCCTGAGAGTCTAACGGGCTGGCGCCGAGTCAGTGGTGTGATACGATGGCCGCGGGGCCAAAAGAACTGACAACCCCGCACTTATTTGACCCCCGCCCCCTCCGCCATGGTACAATACCCGGACCATGCGCGACCAAATCCTAAAGGCCCGACTCCTCACTGATCTCCTGTTCTTTGCGCGGTGGATGTTCAAGGTCCGCGAGGGCACGCTATTCCAGGCGCTGCCCTTCCTGGTGCGCATTGCCGAGACGCTGGAGCAGGTAGCCGCCGGTGAAATCACTAGACTAATCATAAACATACCACCGCGCTACGGTAAGACGGTTCTAGTCGTCCACCTCTTTATCGCCTGGTGCCTCGCCAATAATCCCCGGGCCCGTTTTATTCACCTATCCTATGCGGACGATCTGGTGCTCGATAACTCGGCCGCCGTGCGCGAGATCGTCAAGTCGGACGATTACCAGCGACTGTTCGGGATTCAGATTCGCAAAGACGCGGATAGTAAAAAGAAGTGGTACACCGATCAGGGCGGCGGGATGTATGCGACTTCCTCGGGCGGCCAAGTAACGGGCTTCGGCGCCGGCCTGCGCGATCGGATCCGGCTCGGCACCGGTTCCCCAGCCGATGGGTTCGGTGGGGCCATCATCATCGACGACCCGATCAAGCCCGAGGATGCCTACTCGGAGACCATCCGTGGGCGCATCAACCGCAGGCACAACAGCACATTTCGGAGCCGTGTCAACAGCAAGGACACGCCCATCATCGTCGTCATGCAGCGCATCCACGAGCTCGATTACACTGGGTTCCTGCTGGACGGTGGCAGTGGCGAGGAGTGGACGCACCTTTGTATCCCCGTGCGGGACGAGGACGGCGTGCCCCTATGGCCCGATATGCATGACGCAGAGACCCTGGCCGCTATGGAGGCATCGGACCCCTACACCTTCGCCGGTCAGTACATGCAACGCCCGGCCCCGCTCGGTGGCGGCGTGTTCAAGGACGAGTGGTGGCGGTATCATAGTGTGACGCCGCGGTTACAGTGGCGGGCGATCTATGCCGATACAGCCCAGAAAACTAAGGAACAAAACGATTGGACAGTCATGCAATGTTGGGGTAAGTCCTGGGACGGTCAAGCGATCCTTGTGGACCAGATACGTGGCAAGTGGGAGGCGCCCGAGCTACTCGTACAGGCCCGGGCGTTTTGGAAGAAGCATAAAGCCGCACCCCGGGAACACGGGCACTTGCGTGCCATGAAGATTGAGGATAAAGTATCGGGTACGGGACTGATCCAGACCTTGCAACGCGAGGGTGTACCGGTCGTACCGATACAGCGCAATATCGACAAGTACCAGCGTGCGCTCGATGCGGCCCCCTCGATTCAAGCCGGTCTGGTGTCACTGCCCCAGGACGCGCCTTGGTTGTCCGGGTTCCTCGGGGAGCACGGTGCCTTCCCCAACGGTGCCCATGACGACCAGATCGATCCCATGATGGACGCGGTACTAGACATCGTGGGCGGTGGTGTGCGAGACTATAGCAAAATGCTATGAGGTTAATCAATGAACGTAAATCATTCCGAACCCCCTTCCTCCGCTGTTTATAAGGGGATCATGCACGAGGTCGACGCGGCCAATCGCGCTGGTCTGGCGATCGAATCTATCGCACTGGACGAGGAAGAGGGCGCCTATCTGGCGGGGGCTTTCGTGGTAGCGACGGAAAATTGTCGCAGTTGTAACGCCTCCGGTATAGCGTGGTGTGAATCGGATGAAGAGGATGAGAGCTGATGCGAATCCTATCGGGCATCGCATTGGTCCTTTGCATATTTAATGCTAGTGCTATTGCATACCTAGCCATTGCCACGATGGCCCGCGCGTGGCCTGTAGTATCGCTCGCGGGGTGCATGTTGATACTGGCTGTAACGCTAGTGGTGTTGGTAGGGCGTGAATTTTACAAGAGCTGGACGTGACATGCGACTAAGTAACGCCGGAATTAATCTCCTTAAATCCATCGAACAGCTGCGGCTCCTACCGTACAATGACCAGACGGGCGCCCGGGCGTACCATTGGGAACCCGGCGTTACTATCGGCTACGGTCATCTGGTAGGCCGCGGCTACTGGCCTTTCGTCTGCAACGGGATCGCGGAGTGCAACGCTAACATGTTGTTCTACCACGATCGTATGCCGTTTGAGAAGGCGATCAATACGGCCATCGAGGTCGAGCTCAGGCAACACCAGTTCGATGCGCTCGTTATCCTGGCATTTAACATAGGTGGCTACAACGCCGCCACATCCTCGGTGGTCAAGCTGATCAACGATCCCGATGCGGCTACCCCATACCCATCGCTTGAAGCGGCATGGAAGGCGTGGAACAAGTCCCAGGGTAAAGTCAACCGGGGCTTGATAAATCGCCGCGCTGCCGAGTGGACGCTGTACACAACCGGAGAATACGTGACATGGTAAAATTCCTCGACGGCATCCGGTCGTTTGTGTCGGAGCTGACCAACAGCCGCGCAGCCGAAGCCAGCAACTACGTCGATACTGTGCGGTTAAGCGTCGCGGATATGCGGGCGATCTACCGCACCGGGTTGGGAAATAAGATAATCCGGATCAAGGCCGGAGATGCCCTCAAGGACACGTTGCAATTTGAGTCGACCGATGACGAGGAGTTTTACAGGGCCCGTCTGGCCGCCAAGGTTAAAGGGGCCGCTCGGTGGTGTTTGGCGTTCGGCCGTGGTATTGTCGTTATCCACCACCGTGGTGAGGATCTTGTCACGCCGCTGGGCAAGGTCGATCCGGCCCGGGTACTGCTGAGCGTGTTTAGCGGCGACATGGTGGTTGCCAGCAAAATCGATCTTGATCTACAATCGCCCACGTATTACAAACCGTTGGAGTACACCACCCGCGGGCAACCCATCCACCATACTCGGGTAGTAGATTTCACGTATGTCAGGCCGCCTGAGTTGGAGCTACCCGCGTACCGGTATGGTGGCATCAGCGAGTTCGAGCTGGTCTATGAACAGATCATCGCGGACGGCGTGGTCCAACGGGCGTGCCCCCGCATCATCGATAAGGCTTCGACGTTGTTCTACAAGGTCCCGGGCTTCGCCGACGCGATGCAGTCCGGCAACTCCAGCGCCATGGTCGCTTACTTCCGCCAGCTCGAAAACATCCGGGGCATCATGTCCGCCGGGCTTGTGGATAAAGAGGACGACATAGAGGCGATCAGCCAGAGTATCACCAACTTGGCCGACGCGGACCAGATCACCCTTCGCCGCTTGGCTATGGTAACGGGCATCAGCGTCACCCGCTTGATCGGCGAGGCGCCCCGGGGGATGAATAGCACGGGCGAGAAGGAAGCCCAGATGGACCAGGACATGCTGGAGACGCTTCAGAGCGATTACTTCCTGGAGCCGATCAACGAACTCATGCGCAAGCTGGGCCAGGGCAGGGTGTCGTTCCGGGAGAACCAGGGCCAGACGCCCAACGATCGGTTGGACTATGAGACCAAGGCGATTGACAACGCTGTTAAACTGGCGCAGTTGGGCGAGGATCACGGTACCTATTTGACAGACCATGGCGTCATTAAGATCGACGAGTACGACAGCTTGTTCAGCGAAGCGGACTGGGCCAATGTGCCCGCCCCGACCGAGTCCACCGAGTCGGAGGATCCCGATGCCGCTGATCCTACCGCTGCCCTCAATGGCGCCCAGGTGACATCCCTCCTTGACATCTTCGAACAGGTGCGCGTGGGTACGATCAGCAAGATCACCGCGGCGCGTCTGATCGCACTGGCGTTTCCGGTATCGGAAGCCGAAGGCGCGCGCCTCGTATCGGATATCGAGGTATCGCCGATGCCCGTTTTAGAGCAACCTACTCCCGATGCCTGAGCGCCGAATCACCGCCGAGAAGCCGACGGCGATCAAACCGGCGAGCGTCCCCAAGGCGCAGGAGAAAGAGCTCGCCAGGTTCACGGAGTTTATGATCCGCGAACTGTCGGCTGTGTTTAGGAAGGACGTTCTTGAATCGATGTCGCCCAAGGCGGTCGATACCTTCGAGGATGCCGAGGCGGTCAACTTCGCCGCTGAGTACGCTAAGGCCGCGGCAGCCGTGCGTGGCAAGTTGGCTAAGCGGTTCGGTGATGCGAAGATCCGAGCGTTGATCGACAAGATTCTAAAAAAGGTTGACAAGCGCAACCAGTCTGTGCTATACAGCGCGGTCGAAAGGGCCATCGGCCTATCGACAAAAGAGCTCTCCGCCACCGAGGGCCTGCGCGCCAAGATCGATGCGTATATCGAGGAAACGACGCAGTGGGTTATCAAGCTGCGCGAGGATACGATCACCGAGTACACGGCCCGCAGCTTACAAGCCATGTCGCTTGGTCAATCGCTCGAAGATGTCCTGAAGCAATACGATGGGATGGTCGAACAGCGCAAGAACCATGCCAAGTTTACCGCTCGCAATCAGATCGCTAATTTCAACTCGATGGCCACCAAGACCCGGGCGCAAAACCTGGGTATCACAGAGGGTATCTGGCGGGTTGCAGATCGGTCGAAGCGGACCCGCCCCGGCCACTTGGACCGGGACGGGAAGAAGTTCAAACTGGATAAGGGGTTGTACTCGGCGGTCGATCAGAAATGGCTATTGCCGGGGGTCGATTTCCAGTGTCGCTGTGATTACGAGTTGGTCATCCCGGAAGCGTAGCACCTACAGTTGAAGTGTCGCGGTGGCGGATTCCAGCGTTCACCGAACATGAACCAATAAATGGTGGATTCGGCACGGGTCTTTGGTGGAGACCACAGCCCCCGTGGTTCGAAATATCTAATCACGGTCTGTTCTCCTTAGGTTGATCATCCCGGAAGCCTGAACGCCATAAGCGCATGGTGTACTTCCAAGGCCTCTAGGCCGGTAAGCTTGGCATGTCGAGCTATCCATCGTAGATTGGCCTGGGTGTGCACGCGCCGCTCTTTGGGCGTCTTGCGAATGATTGACGAGCTTAAGTTTAGGGGCCGGTACATATCAGATCCTAAATACCACAACCACCACCGGCCCTATGCGGTAATATCCGACGCGCATCAGGGCCGCCAGGAATCGGGCCGACATCAACACCCCGGGGTGCTTCGCCCATCCGTAGGCGAGATGGTAGCCGAAGAGGAGGGGTAGGCGTTTCATTGGAATATCCTCCTCTCGATTGGTAGGCACGCCTCGACGGCGCGGATGATTCGTTCGGCATAGGCCGGTTCGATCCCAGCGAACTCCAGGCAGGCCGGGCCAGATCGGACGAACTCGCGGGCGTCCTCGATCGTTCTACGCTTGCTCTGCACCAGGGCTTCATCGCTAGTGATCGGTGGCGCGCGGTATGCGTCGACGAGTGCCTGGCTCCACATCGCGAACATGAGCTGGGCCTCGTGCGCCTCATAGGTTATCAAATGCAGCTTGGTCTTGATAAGGTCAGCCACCTGGGGCGGCGTTAGGTCAAGGCTGATCATGCTTATATCTCCGCATGTCGAAAACAACGGCCATCGCACAGTGGTACGAGGTCGACTCGTTGCGCTTGCAGTACTTGGTTAAGCCACAGCTCGTGACGAACGGGCACTTGGCACCGGCCGGTACTTCGTTTTTGATCAGTTTAGTCATGTCATATCCTCAAAGCCATGGCGGCCGTTCGCCGCGGGGTGCGCGATGGCCAGCCGCCTCGCGCTCAGCTTTGTTGACTCGCAATAACTGGTCAGCTTGATCCAGTCCCCGACCCAGACCGAACGACATGCCGGGGAAAATGGCCTGGACCTTGATCAGATCCGAGTAGAGCATTGGACTGAGGACCGCGAACTCATCGCCGCTCAGGCGGAACACGTTGTCACGGCCGCACTTGCGCATGAGCGTGACGGCCAAGTACCGCAGGTACTTATCGCCCTCGCGATGGCCGAAGTTGTCATTTAGGTATTTAAGGCTGTCCAGATCGACGATGCCGACCACCTCGCGCGAGGAGGCGACGGTCTCGAAGGCGCGGCGGTTCAGGGCACTGGTTAGCGGGTCGCGATACATGGCGTTGAGCAATTCTGGCTTACCCATGCTGTCGAGTTTGTCGAGTAGTACTTGGTTGGCGTTCATCTATTCTTCCACTGTTTCGGGGTGATCTTACGGGGCCGGGGCCGCTCAGCGGCCTGCTTACGCAACTCTTCAACCATCCGATGCTCGATCCGTTCTAGGATGTCTTTGGGGTGGGTCATGAGTCGGTCTCCGGTGCTGTTATCTACAGTATGACACAGATCGGCCGTGGCGTTGGGAATCTAGTTCACGAGTTGATCTTGGATAGAACGCGGGCTAAAATGTGATGCGTTTCTGGATCCGTGCAGGATACTGTGGCCTCGCGTATATCGCCGATGATGTCGTCATATAGCCTGTGGACTAGTAACCGCGTAGCTTCACGTTTCGCTCGTTCAAATTCGGTGCTGTTGGCTACGAATGAACAGCACACTGTTAGATCGAGAACGTATTCCGTGCGGTCCTGGAATGACGCAGCTGGAATTGACTCGCCCTCGTTAACGGCGGTTATAGTGGACCAGTAGCCGGGGTACACCCGTCCGGTATCGTGTACCCTTAGTAAATCTTTAAGCATATTATCAGCTCCTTATTGTTACAAATTTAGCGTTGAATAATACCGCTCACAGGCATCCTCGGACCGTTCCCGGGACACCGCGGCGAGTATGTCATCGTCCGTAATCGTATGCTCGTCTGCGTTGCACAGGTGGTCGTGTCGCCCTACGGTCTCGATGTCCCGATATGCCGGCGCAAAGTCTACGAGATGGGCATACGGTCCGGGTTTTGATACGTCGTTCATAATAGCAGCCACCCGGCCATAGCCATCAGGATGTCTAGGATGGACTTCACGAATCCGGCTCCAAAAACCAGAACCAGGCATGCACCCAATGTTAGTTCGAGTCCACCCATCAAAACCACCGTGTCCGTAGATAGACCTTAGGCCCCTCTACCGCCAGCACCGAGTCGCACCGGCCGGCTAGCTTGGGCCAAGGAAGTTCGTTCTTGAAAACGTAGTCGCGGCCCTTGCGGATCTGGTCGATTAGGAACCGCTCGTTTTGTTGGGTCTTGCTCAACATCACACCAGCCCCATTCCCGGCGCGGACGTGAACCGGAATGCGCGTTTGCCCCGGTATGCGCCCTGGTGGGCAAGTACGATGTACCGCGTTGCGAGGGGTACGATCCGCGTGCGGCAATCCGACGGGAACGAGTTGGCGTATGCGGTGGCCGCTGCGCGTGCTTCGATCTTGGTCATGATTCCAGCGCCTCGAGAGCATCCCGGAGCCTATCTTCCCAGTCAGCTTCTGCGGCCGTCATGCCGGCTTCGATCGAATCACAACAATGCCCATCAAAAAACCGGAACCTCCACTTGTATCCACTTGCGTAATAGTCACCGAACGGCGTTTTTGCACAACGCCAATAACCGTTATCAATCCACTCAAGCGGTTTGATTTGGTATGTTTTGGTCATTTCGAATACTCCCATTCGTCACCGGCGTAGAAGGTGTAGTCGCCCTTGTCGTAGTAGCGCACGATGAAGTGGCCTGCGCCGACCTCAAGGACTATGCCATCGTAACCGTATTTGGTGTTAACTCGGCTGTATAGTTTAGGCATGTTAGGTCTCCTGTTCCGTTACTCACAGTATGGCACAGATTCGCGGGGATGTTAGGATTTTAGATCACAAAAGATACCAACAATATTTATCGTAATCCCACGTGCACCCGCCTATGGGGACGAATTCAGCGGGTGGCTCCTCCAGTTTTACGGTGATCGTCTTGATCCTCGGGTCCGTTGTGAGCGCCCACAGCGCAAGACCGATAGCGAGCAAGTAAGCCGCAGCGGCGAACGCGATCACGCAGTATCCAATGAGTCTATTAAACACCGATCCTCTCCCATTTGATCCCGAGGCACGCCCGCTGCATAAAGCGATGGAAGCGGTTCGGGGCGGTCACGCCTGATATCGTTAGATCACCGAGGTGGTATTGCCATTCGGGTTTTGGTAGTGCGAAGTCACGGATAGCGTACTCTCCCAGACACCGTAATGCCTCAGCGGTTAGTTCGGGTATGATTTTCAAGCCCTCTTCAATCGGATCTGCCATGTCAAGTCCCCTATGTTGCGGTACTCCTCAATATAGCCGTACCGTCCGCCCGGTCAAGTCCTTTATTTCCCAAGTTGACGATCCGCTGGGAACGGTGTTACTATGTAGTATCTACTCATTAGGCGGGGCCTACCTACGTGCCTGAAAAATTAGAGCGATGCGTCAAGGGGGTCATGGCCCAAGGCCGGCCGGAATCGTCCGCGTGGGCGATCTGCCAAGCGCGTATCAAAGACGGTGCGTGCCCCAATGGCGAGGCGTGTCCCGCAATGGCAAGCAAGATTGATGCCAAAGACAGCTATGTCGGGCACTTCAGCGATGCGATGCCCTACGATGCCGCAGCTAAACGGGCGGTATCCGTACGGGATGGCGTGCTTGAGTACTACGGCCGGGAGATAGGGCAAGAGCCCCCAGACCGGATTTTCCGCGTCTATCGCTCTCCGGCGACCATCGCCAATGCGGCCCGCGCGATGGAGGGGATACCCGTCACCGATGAGCATGTGGCCCTCGATATGCCGCCGCCGACTGAGGGCGGATCGGTGAGCGAGTCGCACATGATCGATTATCGGGACGCGACCACCGGCGCCACCGTGGCGGTGCGTAACCGCTTAATTTTAGGCGATACACTCCAGATGGCGGTCGATGCCGGCAAGCGCGAACTGTCTTTGGGTTACCGGGCCGAACTTGTGCCTCACGACGAGTATGATTTCGAACAGCGCGACATCAGACCGCACCACGTCGCGGTGGTTGACAAGGGCCGGTGTGGCCCGATGTGTTCCTTTATTGACAAACTACCCAAGACAGGAGAGACCATGGCTTTACACAAAGCGTTTCTCGATGCCGACGGCGCGCTGAATTTGCAGCAGGTGGCCGAGCTTGCCGCCGCGTTGCCCGAAGCGATCAAAGCCGTACCGGTGAACGAGCTTCCCAAACTACTGGCCCCGATGCAAAAAATCATCGAGCTGGCCAAGACCGTCGCCCCCGAGACCGCGCCGGAGGAGGAGACCCCCGCACCTGCCCCGGTCGAGGACGAGGATCCGGTCGAGGAGGTCGAGGATGAGGACCCCGCAGCCAAGGAGGAAGAGGAAGAGAAGAAATTCGCCGATTCCGTTGCGGCCGCAGTGGAGACAGCCGTCAAGGCCCGCCTGGCGATCGTCGACAAGGCGCGCGAATTCCTCCCGGCTGACTATGCGTTTGCGGATTCCGCACCTGACAAGATCATGCGCGACGCACTGGCGACCGACAGCGATACTAAATTTGAGGATTCCGAATTGCCGGTAGCTTTCAAGCTGCTCCGCAAACGGGATTCCAAGTACCAGCAATTCGGCGATTCCGATGCCGACCCTTTCGACTCCCTTAAAGGTAAGGAGATTTAACCCATGAGTTTTAGCACTGGCTATCTCGACGATCCCCGCAAAGTCGGCGCTGGCGAGCGTTACGGCTCGGCGGATGTCGTCCTCACCGCACTGACTTTCGAGGACAGCCTCAAGGTCGGACGTTTTGCCAAACTCGACACCGGCAGCATCGACAACTTGGATGGCTCCGCCTCCCCGGTCCTTGCGGGTGTTGTGCTCCGCAATGTCGCCAATCCCGTTGAGGACGGCGCCGTCGTTGATGCGGATCTGTATTCCCAGGTGGAGTATGTCCGCCAGGGTCTTGTTACCGTCGATGTCAAATCCGGCGAGACCCCGGCCCTGTTCGGCCGCGTCTACGTCTCCAACGCCGGCGACGCCAATGACGGTTTGGCCACCGCGACCAACACCGACGAGCCGGTCAACGCCGAGTTCATCGCCGAGGTTCAGAGCGGCGTGTGGCTGATCTACCTCACACCGCCTCCGGGAGATGTTGCGACCCACGTGGGCGACGCGACCGGCGCACATGCCGCGTCCGCTATCAGCTTGCTGGATTCCGCTGGCTACACGGCCACTACCGAAGTCGAATCGGCCATCGCTGAGATCTACCTCAAGGGCGTGCCCGCTGCGATCGCTGATCCCGGCGACGCTGGCGCGATCCCGGTTACCCGCTCCGGTAACGTGGCGATCACGACCGCCGGTGCTGAGACTCGGACGCTGGCTATCCCGACGTTTGCGGGTCAGGATCTCACGATCAGCATGGACGTGGACGCGGGCGACGCGGTTATAACCGTAGCTGCGGCTATCAATCAGACGGGTAACAACACCATCACCCTCAACGATGCCGGCGATACCGTCAAGCTCGTAGGCGTGCAGGTGGCTGGTGCCCTTGTGTGGCGTACTGTCGTCAATGACGGTGCTACCCTTTCTACCGTTTAATTGGAGTTTTTGACACCATGAAACTTGGACAGCTATACAACCTTGACAGCTTCAAGGCGTTCCTGGACTCCGGCAAACGGCCGGGGTTTGCCGATGCTTATGCGGGTACCGTGCTGGCACGTAACCTCACCGCAATCGACCCCCAGATTTTTGAGAAGAAGTATCCTGAATTGAGTTTCGTCAATTCCGGTATCGCTGCGGACAACAGTGGCGGCTACGCTCGACGCATCCAG